ACCGCCTAATGATCCCAACACATCATCAAATGTGGCCTGAGTAGCACCTTTGTGATATATGTGTGGAGTTGGTAATCCTGTGCTGGTTCCACTTGCACCCATATCAACAACCCCGTTGTTATAGAATTTTGCAATATTGGTATCAATGTCAATGTCTCCACCATACCAGTAGACCTGTGCAATACAGCCATTCCACAGTCTTGCGGCAACTGTTGGATGTCCGCCTAGACCATAACCATTACTGTTGGTGTCTAAGTTTCCTACTCCAAATGTATTTGTGTGATTTAGTGCGGCGGTATCATAAAGTCTTACACCATTTAACCATACTTGACTTCTGCCACTGTTGCTAAAATTGTTTTTTGTAACAATATGATTCCAAGTGCCACTAGTAAATGCACTTGGGGGTGCCTGTTGCAGGTCGTAAAAATTGCTGCCAGAGTGGGAGTAGTGTCTAATGTTCCCACCTGTAAGTTCACAGAGTATTGGAGCATTACCATCACTGGTATAGGTGGCCACTAATATTGCTTCATCACCTGTTGGTGAACTGGCCAATTTGAACCAATAAGATGCCACAGACACTTTGGCTCTTACATTTGAACTATGATTCCAGACTCTAATCTTTTCACTGCTGGCTCGTTGGAATTCAACACCACTTGGCGTTGTTATAGATGCCACACTAGTGTCGTTAATTGTAATTGAACTTGAAGTAGCAACAACAGTGCCACTGGTACTAACAGTTCTTACTGATACTGTAAATGTTTCTGCACCTTCTGTGGTTGTGTCTGCTGTAGGCGTTACTGAGAAACTGCCTGCGTTTGAAGTAATAGTAAAACTACCACTACTAGTAGCAAAGTCGCCAGCATTAGTATTCACTGTAAAATAGTAAGTACCATTGGTAATATTTGAGCCAGTGACATTGAATGTTAGACTGCTGCCTTCATTAACTGAAGTGGCTCCACCAGCGGCCGCAACGGCATAACTTGGTGTAGGTGTTACGCTAGTATCATTGATTGTGACTGCTGAACTGGTGGCAATAATAGTTCCGCTGATGCTTTCAGTTCTTACTGATACTGTAAATGTTTCTGCACCTTCTGTGGTTGTGTCTGCTGTAGGCGTTACTGAGAAACTGCCTGCGTTGCTGGTCAAACTAAAACTGCCACTACTGGTTCCAAAATCGCCAGCATTGGTCACAGTGTAATACAAAGTTTGATCAGTAGCACCTGCAGTGGTAACATTGAATGTTATACTGCTGCCTTCATTGACACTGCTGGCCGCTGGAGTTATTATTACTGAAGCATCATCAGTGAACACTGTTGAGGCATTAGTGCCATCTGCGTGTATCAACAACAAGGTATTGCTATCATTGACAAATGCTGTGGTTGGTGGTGTAAAGGTGGTGGTGTAACGGGCTGTGTTAGAAATACGAAGTTCATCTATGTAACCATTTAATGGAAATGTTCCTTGCGTATTGCATCCAATACTTAGATCAATACTTGATGATCCAAATGTTTCTGTGCTTCCAATAGTTTTTGCCTGTCCTACTGCACCATCTTTATACAAAGTAAGACTGGTTCCGTTGCGAACAATTGCAAAATGATACCAGGTGTTATTTGATATTGCAGTTGTTAAAGTATTATTTGCAACTAGGTCATTGCGATAATCAAATTCTACACTAGAACTATAGGTATAAAGCACAAAATTACCTGAGCCAAATCCTTCGTTTCTATTACCAATAATGACATCAATGACACCTGAGGCGTCAGCAATTCTTCTAAACCACAATTCAATAGTAAAAGGACTTGTGCCAAAGTTAAAACTACTGCTGGCTGGCACAATCAGGTAATCACCTGTGCCATCAAATAGAGCACTTGCACCACCAAACTGGCTTTGTGCAGTTGATACTTGTGCATTGCCATTAGTAGTGATAGTTTTTTGAGTCCGCCCTACTAGAGCAGCCGCAGTCATTGTAAATGAAGCCCCAACCATTGAACATAGAATACTCATTACGATATATTTCCTGTTAGAATTGCCACTGTTGATGAAATAAACAGAATGTTACAAACACCACGGGTGGCTAAACTTACTGATGTCTTATTTGTATTAGTGCCAGCAATATAAGCATTGGTTGTTGACAATGTGATTGTGATTGCGGCTGTGTGATTGTTATAGACTACCACAACATCGCCTGCGGCAAATGTTGAGTTAGGAACTGTGATTGAACCACCACTGCCTACCTGCACAAATTCAGCACGGTCACTTGTGGTCAATGTGTATGAACTTGACTTTTCTGCACCTGCTGAAGGTATGCTTCTAAAGCCAACACCATTAGTGCCATCTACTGTACAGTTAGACAAGGTACCACTTGCTGGTGTGCCTAACACTGGAGTTACTAATGTTGGGCTTGTGGCAAATACTAGACTGCCTGTGCCTGTTTCATCTGTGACTGCGGCAATTAGATTAGCACTTGAGGGTGTGCCTAAGAATGTAGCAACTCCTGTACCTAATCCACTTACACCACTGCCAATTGGCAAACCTGTGGCGTTGGTCAATGTCGCTGAACTTGGTGTGCCTAATGCACCACCTGATACTAATGGTGTAGCACCGTTTGATGCGGCTGTGATACGACCTTGAGCATCAACAGTGATTGAAGCATAGGTATAACTGGCAGGAGTCACTGCCGTATTGGCAATTGAAATAGCACCACTAGTAATGCTGATGCCTGTTGACTGTGAAAAACTATCACGGGCTCTTTGTGTAGTAAAATAAAGATTAGTGCTGCCTTCTGTGACAGCATCTGTTGAGCCAGGGCTTGCTGAAATCTCAACATACGCACTGCCACTCCAACGATAGATCTTGTTGTTGTCTAGTGTGACATAGATCTTGCTAGTTTCACCTGTGCCTGGTAGTGCTGCTTGGTTAGCGGCTTCTACTACATCGTCAACATAACTTGGTAGTTGAGCACTGGCTACTTTGCCACCGCTGTCTAGGCCAGCATATCCATTATTTTGATTTTTGTTAGCAGTGTTCTCTGCTGTAAAGCCTAAACTAGTTTGATAACCACTTAGGTCTGGACCTGTGATAGTGATTGTGTCAGCATCTGTTCTAGATACTGTGACATTGGTCGCACCAGCAAATTTAACTGCGTCTGTTGTGCTATCACTACCAACTAAATTTAAGTTTGCACCACCTGTGACAGAACTGGCGTTTTGTGTATAGGTAGTATTGGCATCTGTGCCATTGCTTGCGGCTGTTATACGCCCTTGTGCATCTACGGTGATGCTGGCCAAAGTATAACTTGCGGCTGTGACTGCGGTATTGTCTAAATTAAGTGTAACTGTGTCTGTTGCTGACATCACTGATGTTAGACCAGTGCCGCCTGCAATAGTCAGAGTGTCATTGAGATCTAAGACTTGACTGCTGCCGCTATCGCCAGCAACGGTAATGGTTGCATTTTGTAAGTTGGTAAAGTTTGCATCCCCTTCAACGAATGTGAGTGCGGAGCCTTTGCCTGCTCTGGTTACGATAACTGGTTTCGTCATTTTGCTCTAGATCCTTTTAGTTGTTATTAAAAAGGGCACAAGAGCCAGTAGCCCAAGTGCCCATAGCATAAACCTATTAGGCTAAGCTGATTGTCAAATTACCGCTAGATACCTGGAATGTGTCGCCTGAATCTATGGTTTTGCTGGTTGTGACTTGACCGTAGAATAACACATTACCACTACCGCGTGTACCACCATCCATAACGGCAATGTGAGTAACTGTTCCCCAACTTGCTGTTGCAGGATCAAATGTCACTGTTGCGGCTGTGGCTGAACTGGTAGGGTTAGTACCAGTTGCGGCTGCAAATGTTACTTCCTTACGAGCGTAGGCTGTGCTTCCTGATGTAAGCACTTCGTTGGTTGAAGTTGTGCCTGCTTCTAAGTTGGCTGCGGTTGTTGCGGCATCAATATCGCTCTTGAACAATGCAAGATACAGAGTGGTTGGTGCTACATAAGGTGCTGTGCCATAACGCAATGTATGGTCTAATAGTTTTGCTTCTAAAAAATTACTGGCTGCGGACATAATAGTCTCCTTGGTTGTGAATATGTTGTCTGACTAGACAACATAGGGTTGTCTGTGGTCAAAATGTTTTTGACAATGTATTTACACAAAACCTCAAAAATCATTGAAAAAAGGTAGAAAAAGATCACTTAGGCATTGTAGCCATAGAGTGTGGTTGTGCTGCCTGTAATGATTCCTCTTGCTGGTACTGAATTAAAAGTAGTAATAACTCTAACTGGGAACCCGCCTGCATTAACACTGGCAGCGGCAACTTGAATTTGCTCACTAATAATAATAGCACCGCCTGACACTGTGCAAACATATGGTATCAATATTGTGGCTTCTCCTGCTTGTGGTACAGGAAAATAAGCACTTTGTCTTGAACTTATACCAACCAATGCTCCTGTAGTACCATTAAAGACTCCACACCAAACTACAGGAACTGAAACATATGAACAGGTGGTTGTAGCAGTATCATTATCTAATATTGAAATGCTGGTTGAATTTGTTCCAACTTCAGCACAAGGATTATTTAATAAGGGTTCAATAGTAAATGTAATGCCTTGTGTGCCAGTAAATGTGTTGTCATCAGTTGTGGCAATTACTAATGTTCCAGTTCCACCGCTAATTGTTATATTGCCAGTAAGTGGTGTGCTTACTCTACCTGTGCCAGCACCTGTAATAGCGTAAGGTACAGTGACATTGGCTTTTGATCCTGTGGCTGTTACTGTTACAGTAACACTAGCACCTTCTGTAATGCTGGCCGCAGTTTTAGTTACACTATAAGTGTAATCAGCAGAGGTATCATAAATGTTAACAGTGGTAACAAGACCACCAATAGTAATTGTGGCTGTTTCGTTGCCTTCAGTAGTAGCATCTGCAATAGCAGTAAATGTTAGTGTACCTGTACCATTAGTTACTGTAACAACACCTGTTAAAGGAATTGATATATCTCCTGCTGAGACACCAGTAATTGTGTAATCGTAATCTAATGGTGGAATATCAAATAGGCAAACTGAGCAGGTATGTGTTACTGTGATTGTTTTTGTGCCGCCCTCACACATTGTGCCGCCTGCGGAAATAGTGGCCAATGCTGGTTTCTTTGCTCCACCTAGCACTTTATCAAGTTCAGCGGCTGCTGTACTAGCAGGTTTTGTTTGTTTGGTATAAACTGGATTGCCATTGGCATCAACTATTGGATTGCCATTGGCATCTTTGGCCTGTGTTCTTCCAAACAACTTGTTTAACAAACTGTTAACAACACCCAGACCCACATTGGCAGCAAGCATACGACCAATACTAAGAGCAACCTTGGCATCGTCTAGATCTTTTAAAGTTTCATTATTTTCTTTAAGTTTAATACCTGTCTTTTTAGATTTTTCAACAGCAACTAGACCAGCAGTTGAGTAAACATCTGCAGAATATTCTAGAGCAGTAATGTTAATTGTAATGCCTTCTTCATCTACTTCTTCAAGTCGTGTAACGCGAAATACCTTGCTGGTATATCCATACATTGTGCTAGTAACATCAATGAGATCTCCTGCTTTTAGACCTAAGGCTGTGTAGTCAGTGGTAAAGGTTATGATCTTGTTTAGTCTACTTTGTTTAAGTTCAACACTGGCAATGTATTGTGCCTGTACAGGATCATTGATTAAATTGCTTTGAATGTTGAGAGTGTTATCAACCTCATTAAGATATCTATTTTCGCTAGGAATTGTGACTTCAACAAAGTCTGTTTGATCACGAAGTTCTCTATGTGGAAACTCTAGACTACAACTGTTGTAAAGTTCACTAACTCCTGTTTCACTGACATTGATACTGCCAATGATATTTGAGTTGTTAAAACTCTTGATACTAGCACCTGTAGTGTTTATAATTACAGCCCATTTACCTTGGCTAATATCAAAGGTAAGGAATGCACCAGCGGCTGTGCAAAGATCGTTTAGATTTTGTAGTGCTGTTTTGTCTGTTGAAACAACACCGTTTATGTTTAATGGTTGATATAATGATGACATTGTTTATCCCTTAGATGTTATTCTAACACCAACTACGCCTGAACCTGGATAATTCCCACCAGAGCCACCCCCGCCGCCTGAAGCACCACTAAAGTTAGTTGATGTTGTTATACCATTGTTATGAGCAACTGGATTGGAAATAAGATTACCTATGGCACCACTTCCAACATTGACAAATTCTTGGTTGACAATATCACCAGCACCACCGCCGCCATAATATCCATACATAGAGTTAGCACTTGCATCCCAAAATATAGCAACGCCTCTTCCGCCAACAGGGTCAGCGGTTAACACTGAAGATCCATTACTAACCGCAGTAATGGTTATTGTAAATTCATAAAAACTTATACCAGCAGGATTTGTACCTCTGACTGTGTCCTGAACTTGACTAGACAAAATCTTAATGGTGTCACCTGGACCATAACCACTTCCTGGATTGCTAATTGTAATGGTAGGTGGATATAAGGTGCCAAATTGACCCTGTGGTCCAGGAACTGAAATATTAAATGTTATCCCTGTTCCTGTTCCCGTTACATTAGTGCCAGAAATATTTGAGTAATTTAATGTTCCAGTGCCAAGAACAGCATTTATCTGACTGGTTCTTCCATTATTTGCAGTAGTATCAAAATCAGCAATAATTGATGCATTATTTTTAGTATCTCCAGCACCACCACCACCACCACCTTGATAATTGTTGTTGTCTCTTAGATAGGTTGCCAACCCTCCTAAATTACCATTACCGCTGGCTCCGCCTGTTCTTACATTATTCCGTGTGGTAGCAAGATGAGGAACATTAATACCTGTTTTTCCTCCTCTAGCAGTTAGACCAAACGCAACAGTATTACCGCCATCTGATACATTCATATTTGACCCTGGGGAAACATTGCCAGCTGCCCCAACAGTAATAGAATATGTTTGATTTGTAATTTCAACATTTGACTGTTGGATAACTTCACCACCACCACCACCTCCGCGACATCTAATTTCATCAAATCCTGATCCATTTGGAGGAAACGGAGCACCTCTTGTTCCACCACCACCAACTAGGGCAATTTCAAAATTGCCATATCTAATATCTTCAAAAGTTGGAGTATAAGTCTGACTAGAAGTGAATATAAAACTTCTTGCATTAGCATAGGTAGCATAGGTACCAGTTAGTGCAACAGTTTGTGATATCTGTGTAACTGCGTTTTTAATCTGCGTGTAGGTCAGCGTTCCGTTGCTGGAAACTCCCACTGTTGGATAAAATCTAACACTACTAAATTTAGCATTGCATTGTGCCTTAGTACCAGCAAATGTTAAACTACTAACAGGAGTATCACTACTTCCAAAAGCAAATTGGCCTAATGAACTAGTAAATCCAATGGTGTAGGTATTTCCTTCAGCAGAATCAAAGTCACTTATAACAGGAATTGTTGTTGTAAAGATATTATTACCACGATTAGCAATATAAGATCTTGTTTCGTTCATATTTGTTATTTCAATGTCATTGCTTCCGCATAATATTGCCTGCGTTTTAGTGGCTGTTTCATCTCTAGGTGTTGTTAACAAATAACTTAATGCAAAATCGCTTGCCCAGTCAACTGAAGTTGTCACTGCTAGATAATTTAATGTATTGTTGATTTCTGTTCTAGTTCCAGAAAGTGTTAATACTTTTGTAGAACTATTAAAAGATTGTGTTCCAATTTGTCCTTGGGTTTCAACATCGTCTGTAAAATTACCATTAAAATGTAATAAAAGTTTTGTGTTTGGATTCCAAGTATAGGCTGCTGTTTCAAGAGCAAAAGTTGAATCAACATATCTTGCAACATTGCTAATTCTAATTTCATCTAGATTACCATTTAAAACACCGTTTACAGTAGTTCCACCTGAAAGTGTTATTGTTGGATTACTGGTATACCCTGTGCCTGCATTATTAACGGTAACGGCAGTAATAACACCGTTTGTAATTACTGCCGTGGCAGTTGCTTGAACACTATTTGTAGCAGAAACTGCTATTGAAGGAACGGAAGTATAATTTGTTCCTTGATTAGTAACAGTAACACTAGTAATAACACCATTTGAAATATTAGCAGTGGCAGCGGCATTAGCACCTCCTCCACCTGAAAAAGTAAGTGTGGGTGCTGTGGCATAACCGCTTCCTCCACTGGTAACTGTAACAGCAGTAATTGTATTTGTTGAAGCATTACGAACCGCAGTTAGAACGGCATTGGTACCGCCTGCTGGAGCACTAATTGTAATAGTTGGAGGAGTAGCATAGCCACTTCCACCGTTGGTAATTGTAATAGAATCAATTGAAGTATTTTCATTGCGAACAGGAGTTAAAGCCGCAGCAGTAACAACGGCGGTCCAAGTTTCTCTCCAATATCCGTTATTGTTTCCAAGGCCATCATTAAAATAATAACCTTTACCAATTTGCAAATTACCTGTGCTATCTGCTATTGTGGTTACAGCAGTTTGTTGTTCGCGTGTTCCGTTTTTATAAGTTGATAACACCCCATCTTTGCAAGAAAACGCAATATGAGTCCAAGTATCTGCTGTAAGTCTAGATGTAATTCCTAACCTAGCTACTCCAACTAATGGAGAAACTGATGTTGGTGGGTTGTATCCGCCTAAGAATTCTACATAACCATTTTGTAATGCAATACTCCATCCTAAGTGAGCTCCAGATGCACTAGAACTAATTTTATTCATAATGCCACCTGAGCTGGTCTGTACAGGTACTCTTATCCAAAAATCTACAGTAAAATCATCTGCACCAAAGTTAAAATCATTTAAATTAACATTTGTACTAATATAAGAAGTTGTAGTACCATTAGAACTCATTGATGCAGCTCCAAATTTAATTTGTGCTGTTGAAGTTGTTGCAGCCCCTGCATTAGACATTGTCTTTGCCCTGGGCTGTGAACTAATAGTTGATACTCCTGTAGTTGTTGATGGAGTTATTTTTAAGTTATAAGTTCCTGTCCCATCATAAGGCGTGTCTGTAATTATAGGAAATCCAGTGACATTATTAAAAGAAGCATCTTCAATAAAATAACTTGGACTTGTGTTAGTTAATTTTGTTAAATTATAACTTTTAAAAGTTTGAATTGTATTGTCTGTTGTTGAATTTAAACTATTTGATACTGCATAATTTATAGAAAAATCTGTATCTTGAGCATTAGTTGTTAGAGTAAGCCCTGCTAGACGACTGTTTACTTGAGTTCTTGTACCAACTATAGTAAACACTTTTGTTGTTGAATTAACTGTGAATGTGCCGCCTGTACCTGTGGTTGTCCAATTACTAATTGAAGCTTTATCATTAGGTGTGCCAATCACAGTCCAGGTCACACCTGGATAACTTGCATCTAAATTTACCAGTTGTGTACCATTAGTAACTAACGCAGTATTACTGGCAGTATAGGTAAATTCTAGTGGGGTTGTTAAAAATACAACATCATTTACTGTCACTGATGTAATCCAAGACTTGCTTTGATTACCACTGACTTGACTGTAATATGCAATAGTACTGGTATAGCTCCAAATGCCGTTATAATTAGCAGGCATTGAAATGCTTGCATATTTTACAGCATCCCATTGAGCTTTACTAGTAATACCGCTAAGTCTGTAAACGCCAGTTGATACGGTTGTTACTGTGACACCAGTTGGTAAACTTGCCCAAGAAACTGTTGCTCCATTTAAATTGAATACATTGATAGTGTATGTTGGTTGACTTTGACTTGCATTTAGTATTTCAAGTATTTCAATTCCAACTGCGGAACTAAAACTAAATCCCTCATCAACAATTTGACTTTGATTAACAGCACTAGGTGTTGTAAAAGTTACATTAGGAATTCTGTTATCTGTAAATTCAAAACTAAGTGCTGATGCATATCCATTTAATTCTGTTAGGCTGTTCATACGCTATAAATCTCCGCATCTGGAATACCAGCACCGTATCTGGTATTTCTCATATAATCATTTAAGCAATCACCAGGCAAGGTCATTGAGTTTGTGAGTTTGAATTCAATTTCACCAAGGCTGGTAACATCGCGTTCTTTGTTGTATTCAACACGAACAAGAGCAAATATTAAATTTGTCATTGCGTGATTTGCAGTCCAATTTGGCATTAAGTCTCTAGCAAATAACATATTACCATTAGTGTAACCTTCTGGCACTACTGGTGAGTTTGATCCGTTGTTGAAACAATAGATCTTAATAAAACCATTCATTTGATTATCTACATTACCATCCGCATCTGTAATTGATTGTACAGTAATGCCATCACTTTGAAATGTAACTTCCCCTGAATTTAGATAAACTTTGTTAAATGTAAATGAACTGGCAGCACCTGTGCTTAATAGTGTTCCAGTCTTTTCACAGATTGTAATGCAATACCACATTGTTTTATTATCACTGGTAAGAACAGCATCTGTAATAATGCCTTTGGTAAATGCAGTTCCATAAACTATTGGTATTGCGTGGTTAGTGTCAGGGCTAAGTTGTTCGCGAACATATCTGTCAGGTTGAGCAGTTTTAGCTGTTTCAGGTTTTGAATTGCCTTTGTTTACACTTTTGCTAACTTGATTCAATATCAGACCCAGTGCGGCAGTTTTAGCCACATTGATTGCAATATTTTTTGAAGTCTGACTTCTGAAGATTGCACTTCCTATGCTACTTAGATCATCTAACCAACTCATTTTTTAACTCCAAAATCAAAGTAACTGCTTTCTAGACTAGGTACACGATCCATTGATATGTCAGTGCTATAGAATTTCTTCTGACTGGCTGGATTTGTTTTGCGTCCCGCTATCTTGTTGTCTAGGATATCAACATTACTGGCACAGGTCAACAACAAGGTGTTACTGCTGTCTCTAGTATCTACATCATATTCTTCTTCTAGACTGATGTTGTTGACATAACCCATAAAACGATTGACTGGATTACCAGTAACAGCACTAAGAAATGTACCATTAGTAGCATTAAACAGACCTCGTATAACTCTAACTGGGTTGCCTTTAATATTTGAACCAATAATGTCACTGATCATTGAATCAGGAACACCACTGATGCCTATAGTAATTTCACCGCTGGTACTGCGAAGTTCACTACTTGATCCACTGATGCTTAGTAATTTGCCTAGACCAACATAGGTATCACCACTTATGGTTGTTGATACCAGTCTATCACTGAATAGTAGAGTTGAGCCTGACAATGTAATCTTTATAAAAAGATTGCTTTCAATGCTGCCGTAACCTGTTAAACTTAAGACCGCCATTATACTACCTCTTGAAACACAAAAGGACCACTCCAACTAACTTGATTGCGACTAAAGATTGTCCACTCTGGAAACTGAATACAGCGTACTGTATAACTGTCATCACTACCTGGTGCCGTGTTATTGTAATACCAAGGAAACTTAGCGTATGGTATTGAGATTGTGGCTGTGGTAATTCTATCAAGAACTTCAGCGGCTGCAATATCTGTTCTCAACACAGTCCAAGGAATACCATCTGGTAGTTTGACTTCAAAGCGTTTGGGTTGTGTGCCACGACTAACTGCACGGACTGTGCCATCACGAGCAGTGGTTGAAGCAACCATTTTCTTTCTGTTAATGCTGATTGATTCAGCCTGATTTACTATCCATTGAAATGTCATTGTTATCTCCTAGCAGGTGTTGATTTACCACCCTGCATTGCTATTGCGTGAATGAAACTTGGATCTTTGGCAATCATCTGTTTGAAGCTCAGTGCATCAACTGCTGATATGTTATAGGTAACATTGCCGCCACCCTGAAGTCCGCTGTTAGGCACCATTGATCCTGCTGAGTTAGGAACAAATAGTTCTGGCCCACGCTCCCCTACCAAGTAAGGGCGACGATCACTAACAGGACCACCTGCTGCCAAGATGCCTGGAATAATACTACCTCCAAGTAATCCACCACCACCACCTTTGGTTTGACCCAATCCTATTTGAAATAAGCCTGCCATAGTCTGACGAATCTGACTGCGTAGTAGCTCTTCAAGCATACTGGCAACAAACTCTTTCCAACTGCCTTTCATATTTTTAGTGGCTTTAACCAAGTAATTTTCCATACCCGTAGAGAATGTTTTAAATGCTGATTCAACTGCTTTGGCACCATTGGTAGCATCTTCAACATATTCAGCCATACTTTTTCTTAATCCTAGTATTGCATTACGGCTCATATCATAAGCATCAGCTTCTGCCTGTTGCAATTCTTTTACACCCTGCATTGCGGCTTGATAATATTGTGTTGCTTCATCTTCACTTAATTTTCTACCAGTTCTTTGTTCTTCTGCCCTAATTTGTGCTTCTGCTGATTTTGTTGCTGCCACTTCAATGTCATAAAACTTCTTTTCTATTGCAGTCATTCCAACAGTTGCCATTTCCATTTGTACATCACGAATCTTGTCGTACATATCTAGTTGACTTTTTAGTTGGAACTGTTGCAGGTTATACTTCTCAGTGGCAATGTTTAACTGATCTTGAGATTCTTTTACTGCTTCAATACCTTGTCGTGCTGCCTTATAATATTCTGTCTGTTCTTCTGGTGATAGTTTCTCACCACGACGAACTTCTTCTGCTTCAATCTTGGCTTTGGCAGTGTTGCGAATTGCAATTTCTAATTCAGCATAACCCTTGGCCTGTAATGGCAAGAACATTGTGGCGGCACGCTCACTTAGATCATTGCTCTTGTTCTGTAGATCAATCAACTGTGAGGTTGAGAATATGTCAAGTTGTTGAGCTCTTTCTGCTTTAATTCTAGACTCAACCAATGAATCAATGCTGGATTTTTGTTTGTCGTATTCTTTACGCAGTTTAGACTGTGCGGCTTCTAGTTGTGGTATAGCGGCTAGATCAACTGGTGTGGCGGCAGTACGCTTTTCATTGATTTGATCTTGTAGTTTTTGTAATTCTTGATTAAATGATTTCTCTGCTGCGAATCTTTCTTGTGCTAGTGCTTTGGCCTTGTCGCTTTGATTGATAGCATCTGTTTCTAATTTATATTTTTTATTGGCTTCTGCATTAGTGTCTTGATAGGCCTTGAGAACTTTGTTTAGTTCAATTGCAAGTTTTTCACTTTCAGTTTTAATCTTGCGTGTGTCTTCTTGATTCTTTTTAAGTTCAGCGGCTCTTTGTGCAAGTAGTTTGTTTTCTCTATCAACTTCACTTTGATCTAAAAAGGTTGGTTGATCAATGCCTAATAATGATTTTAATTTTGTATAGGCACTAGTTGCATAGTCACCTAGATAACCTAATGCTAGACCTAAACTGGCCAATCCAGGAATACTGGCAATGGCCCACTTACCCAGGTCACCAATGGTGCCTTTAAGAACAACCAATGTTCCTCTTAAGAGTCCACCAATTGAATTAAGTTGACCACTTATTGCTCCCCAATTGCGGAAAGCATTTACCACTACACTTACAGTTGTTCCTACGGCAGCGGCACCAGATTTTAATGCTACAAAGCCTGCTCCTAAAAGAGCAACAGCACGACCTAGTATAAAGAATGTGGCAACTATTGTTCCTATTTGAACAATTACCGTAATAAATGTCTTAAATGCGTCACTGGCAGTGTTTATACTAGCGGCAAGTTTACTAATTGGTTCTAGTGCGGAAAGTATCTGTATCTGCAGAGTTTTAAATGCGGAGGCAAAGTTATCGCTGGCATCACCTGCGGCTTTTACTGCTTCAGCACTTAGGCCACTTTTGTTAATAAAATCTTGCAGATTACCATTAACTTTACCAAAGTCAACTGAAGCAAAGCTCTTGCCAAATATATCAACAGCAATGGCAGTACGCTTGGCATTGTCACCAGTTTCTGCTAGACCTTTTACAGTTCTCGCCAATAGATCTTGTTCGCTTAGACTTCTTAATTCTTCAAATGTAATTCCAAGTTCTAGAAACGCATTTTGACTTTGTTTACTACCTTCAGCCGCAGAACTTAGTGTTTGATTAAAACGACCAATGCCGTTAAGAGCACCATCAACACTGCCACCTGAAGCAGCAATAGCTTGACTAAAGCCCATAACATTTTTCAATGCCATTCCGCTGGCATCACTAATATCATTTAGACTGTCTGCCAACTGATAAGCACTGGCTACTAGAGCTCCAACACCCAGTGTACCAATGGCAGATTTTAAACTGCTAAAAGAACTTTGTGTCTTGGCCAGTTGACCTTGTAATTGCTGTAAGGGGTTTACGCTACCCTTTACATCTGTATCAATACTATATTTGATATCCGCCATATTACTTCCTTGTCTTTATTTTTGTTATACGCTCAATGAACTTGCCAGTAGGTTCAACCATACCCTTGGGTGCTTGTTTACTGGCTCCTTCATCTAACTTTTGTGCATAGGCATAGTTAGCGTGAATAGTTGAGCCTTTTAACTGTGTGCTACGGCGAGCGTTGCCCTTGTCTTTGGGAGTGATGCTGACAAAATAGTCATAGGCTTCTTTGGGAATATCACTTATTCTCTTTTCAAGATCCTGTAGACTTTTGGTCATTGTGTTCTTCAGCAATTTTGCGTTTACGCTCACTATCTTCTCTCCTGGCTAAGTCCATATACCACTGTAGATCCTGCTTCTTGGCTTTAGGTTGTATTTTACCTTCTGCAATATCCTGTCTGTATGATACCCATCTTGTGCTGACATCCAACACATATAAATCAAATGTTGTTGCTCTGCTTAGGGCCTCGCTGGGCAACAACCCATATTCTTTGGCGAGGTTGTTGAGTGTGATAACCAAACTGACTTCAGTGCTATCCCACTCAACTTCTTGCCCTACTACTTTCCCAAGGTTTCTACTACTTTGCCTATCACTTTGATCAATAGACTGCTGGGCAACATATTCTCACCTTTGATGATTTCTTTGCCTTCTTCGTCTAGGATCAAGGTCTTTACCAGACCAATCATTGAAGCCATATCCTGTTGATCTGCATTGGCCAGTTTCATAAACATTTCCAATGGTTGGCGGTCCCAAGAATAGAATTCAACAGGTTCTCCAAACTCTTTGACGGTGGCTTCATCGTCAATAGTGAACGGAATTAGTTTTGGTTTTGCTGCGATTTGTGAAAGTTTCATCTTTTAATCTCCTTGTCTTTCAATCAGTGTATGAGCCAGTACAAGCATAAACTTGATACGACCCTGTGCTTTTTCTATGTCGCCACGAGCACACTTAATTTCATTAGTGGCTTTGGCAATCTCTGCTACGAGACTTTCAAGCAGTTGCTTGTCTGTCTTTGTATCTAATACATCCATATGTCTACCTTTTGTATTTAGTTGGCCATAAAAGAAAGGGGGTTTTTAGGCCCCCTTTCAGTCACTTGCGTGATTCGCTCCCAGGTAGGGATTAGGTCGCTGCTACTGTGTACTCACCAGCAACAGTAATAGTTACTGGAGTTACCCATACAGGGCTGTCAGCACTTAGTGTTGGTGCTAGACCAGTGATGTAACCTACACCCTTGATAAAGCGGTCAGCAGTTGCTTGGCCACTGGTACTTTCAACAAACTTCAAGATGAAGTTAATCAGAGTCTTGTTGCGGCTGCAACCTAAAATGCCTTGCTCAGCAATAGTACCTGTTGCAGTTGCGGTGATCAATGTTCCAAAGAAAATTGCATCGTCAACTACCAAGTTCATAGAGATACTGTTTGTAGAGGTTGTTGCTACCTGCTTCTTGGCTGTGGAATCTAGTTGACTCCAAGTAAAGACATCGTTAGCGGCGTTGATTGTGATATCTTGCAAACCTGACACTGTTAGTGCTGAGGATTGTGTGATATCTGTTTCTGATGAGGCAACATCTAATGTCAATAAAATTGCATTAGCACTGCCTGGTCCTGGACTGATATATGCCATAATTGGCTCCTTATGTTAGTTTTATGAATCGTAATTCTATTTGCGTGACGAGTTTGTCAGCTTCAAAGCTGGTCTGAACATCTACTTCCCTACTGGAATATCCAGCAGTTGGTAGTATGTTCTTGGCAGCTCTTATGAGGCCAACAACTTCATCGTAGTTTGGTGTCAATGATTTTGCATCATTAGCAAGATAAACAGTAACGGCCACTGTGTCTCTGGTTATGTTCACACCATTTAGAGTGCTTATGATGGGTTCAACAATGTATTGATCAACTCCTACATAGACCTTTTTCAAGTTCTTGATGTATAGAGGAACTCCACTTTCACTAAATGGCAATTCAGTGCTGACAATGAATGTACCAAAGTTTTGTGTCTGTAGATAATCAATGACATCTGTTCTCATCTTACTCTCTTAATGTTATACTGGCCTGGTGACTTTTCTCCTGACTCCACTGTGTTGTCATTGTCAAAATCATACCAATCACCAGCTGTGATAAGTTCACCAAATAAACTTTCTGCTCGTTGAATGTAGTAGGCCATCTTCTGGCGTTCTGCACTGTCTTCGTTGCCAAAGTCTGCAATACTAGGTAGAATGTATTCTGACAATGCAGTATAGACACATAGATCAGTAAAGTCGTTTAGACGACTCTTGATCCTATTAGGATTCACAGCAGGGATATCTGCCACGGTATTATATACTGTGGCTAAATCACGCTTGATGTAGTATGCCTTCCACCAAGCACTGGCACGCAGTTTGGATAAAATGCGTTCTGTTGCTCTTACTAATTGTGTTTCCACTGCATCATCAGAAAGGCCTTCGTTGGCTTCAAACAACCGTGAGTCTTTGTCAACCACATCTTGGAATTCAGCAAAGCTGATTACCGTGCTATTTTCAGTTACGAAAGCCATTCTATTCTCCTATTAACTCAATTCAGAGTCAAACTTCAATGATACACCATAAGCATCATACAATTCACCAACACCATAATGGCAACTTGCAACTACATCAGTACCTAGGAAACTGGCACGACGCTGTGTTTCAATTGCGATATCGCCAACTAGAGCTAGGCCCAATGCATCACGGTGGAATACACCGCCTGGGAAGTCACCAGCGTTGGTTACATAGGCAATGTTTGCACTTTCGTAGATTGGAACACCAGCCAACTGGCCAATGTAGCCCATACGCATTGCTTCATTACCAACTTCTGAAACGCCGCCACCTGCTGTGAACGCAACGGTTCCACCAGTGGTCAATACTTTCTTCAATGTGTAAGCGATTTCTGGGTGTAGAACACAGGCAATGCCTTCCATACCAATACCTTGAGCACGGAGTTTAGCCACTGCTTCAAAGATAGCTGCGGCTGAAATGTTGGTTGTGTAATCATTTGTGAATGTAACACTTGCAGAGAAACCTGCTAATAGAGCACCTAGATCAGCGTCCATCTTGCGAGCAATTGACTCACCAAATAATCTGCCTAGGTCAGCAATAACATTGCTGGCTGATTGTTGAACTGACAAATCAGTAACCATAGTGCGGATTGCCTTAGGGCTGATAGTAATAGTTCCAGCTGATGTGCTAACTGCTGTGTTGGAAATTTCATCACCTTCAGTTAGAGCGGCTGCTGTTTGTTGTGGGTAGATTGGAACTGTCACAACTTTACCTTGACCAGGGGCCAAAGAATAGTTACGAACTAGACCTCTCATAATACTTCTTTCTGAAGCAACGAACATTGCTTCTTGAACGATAGACGGCAATAAGTCGTCTAGTGTGCTTGTGGTTGAACCTGCCATAATAATATCTCCTTAATTAGATTTTAGGCTATTCCGTTCTTCTTGCGGTAATCCGCATAGATTTTACGGTGCTCTGGATTTTTCATATCCAGAGATTTAATGTCTACTTTGCCTTGTCCACCAGAGAAATTACTTTTGGTATTTGTAGTTGTAGGGTTGGCCAGTTTGAAATGCGGATTGGAATCTAAGAATTCTCGCACTAGGTCTTCAACACCAAGAGCTTCACCCTTGTCTGTGTATCTAACACTGCCCTTTGCATCTACCACTTCAACATCACCACCTTCATTAAGTCTTACATTTGTTGCGAGAAGAGCCTTGACCTGTTCAGCATTTACCGCATTATATTTGGCAGCGGCTGAAAGTATTGGCACATTCACTTTGTATTCTTTAATGACACTATCTCTCTTTGAGATTTCAGCATCTTTTTTAGCGGCTAATTCTTGTAGTGTCTTTTCAAACTCCCCACGCTTGATTGCTTCTGCTTGCTGTTTCTTGGCAGCTTCTTCACGAAGTTGTCTAAGTTCAACAGGGTCGCCTAAGTCTTCGTAGGGCTTTAGAAGTTTCTTTTCTAATGATCCTTTCATACGGGCCATCATATTGTCTACTTCTTGCTGACTATAAGTTTTTGTCGCTGGTGCCTGATTTTCAGTTTGTTCAGTTGCCGCATCAGTTGCGTTATCTGTTACCAATGTATTATCTGACATTGTGCATCGCCTCCTTGGAGTGTTTAGTGTTATATTTATAGCCGTGTAGTAAAATCACGGGGATAAACGGTTTCTTAAATCGTTTAGTTGCTTTCTATTCTGTTGAATTAACACCTTGACTGGTGTTGCAAACTCTCCATAGCCTGGATATGAAAACAACCATTCTGATAGTTGATCATTGGTGTCTAGTTCAAGTGCCATACCTTCAACAACAACATCAGGATAATCTACAATATACATTCTGGCATCAAGTGATCCCAGTGGCAGTATGTTAGAGATTGTGCTCCACTCTATGATTTCTATTTTGTTCTGTAGGTAGGCACGAAGACTCCAAGGGCATTCTCGTTGAATGCTCTCAAAGTATTCTAGCCAATTAACGCTTTGGTGGCTTCTTGCCTCGTCCACGGCCTCTGCCCATTGCTTTTTTTACTTGCATCGCTCTCTCCTTGTTATTCTTCTTTGTGATAGTAACCCAGTGCCGCATAGTCCAAGTGTTCTTGTTCTGTGCGAGCAATGTATTCAGTGCCTGTTGCTGGGTCAATCATAATGTGCGGTTCAAATACAGTTTCAGCGGGTAGAACATCTTGACCTGCTGCCATATCAGCGGCGAAGTAAAGTTCAGGATCCTCACCCAAGAACTCTGCAATCTTACCATCAATAAGGTCAAACACCTTGGGATTGGTAGCGGCTGCTTTGGCCTGTTGCAGTTGTGTAATTTCTTGTGCAGTGTCACGGATGTTAAAGCTGCCTGGATATTCAATCTCACCTTGCCAGGTTGTGCCCATATAGGCACACCATATCTGCCACATTTGTTCTTCTGCTAATTCTAGGTTATCTGCCTTTTCACTTAGTCGTGCATTTAGCAATTGGAATTCTGTTTCCATAGCCACGCCACTCATTGTACGGCTTTCAGTAGCACGAACTGCTCCAGTGTTGGCCATCTTGTCTATGCTGTCTATTGAATGCTGTATTGCTTGATATATGCTGTCAATGCTGGCACCACCAAACTCTAGTAGATATGGCTTTAGTCCTGGATCCAAGTTCTCTGGCATATGAATCAGTGCACCACTGCCTGTGCCCACTTTGGTTTCTGGAGTAACTACCAATGACGGATGACTATCCATTCTAATTGATTGTTCTACTTCTGATGTGGCATTATAGATAAACTTCTGTGCATCAGCAATGTCAGCGATGTCACTAACACCAAAGCCACGAATGATTGAACGGCCATTGTAGGCACATACTGCTGGTATCATACCTAGACCGTTGACTTCTACTACTTCTTCTACTATTAGTTCTTTCTTGGTATCTATTACTGTGGTAGTCACAGTTTCAGGAGTCCATAGTTTTACTATCTTGATATCGCCTGTGGTTTCTTCTAGGTATCTCAATTTGTTTAAGGTAACACGGCCACTTGGTGAACGACTGTATTCCCAGTCTAATACTACCATTGGAGTCAGTAGACTCACATAAGGTCTAACGCCTTGTGCTTGTTCATCAGCCACAGTGACTGCACCTACATTAGGCTTGCTTACTATAATCCAAGCGTGTCCAAACACTGAAGTCCAGGTAGCTACATCTTTCATAAATGCATCTAGGCTGCGACCATCAAAGTCTGCATCTTCTAAGAAGTCTTCAAGTTCTGGTAGTGCTTCTAGTCCCATAAATTCACGCTCTGGATCTTCGCGAAACAAGAATGAATTGTATACTGATATCACTGACTGGCAATGATTCTCTAAGGGCGTTGTTCTGATGCGAGCACGGTATTCACCGTCTGTTTCTAGTTGGTATCTGGTTAGGTGTTCTGCGTCTTTGTATTCTTGACCACCTACATAACTTTGTAGTAGATATTGCCACTGTGGGAAGTAGGTGTCATAGAGTAGATTGCCTTGCAATAGTCTACTAAGTTCGTCTGATAGCGTTTCAATTATGTTCATTGTTGTGTCCTATTTAAGCCAAGGCGTGTGACCAGCGTCTTGGCTGTGTTGTATCTGGGTCTATATCCCGCTTGACTGGGAATAGATAATCTACCATATAACCTAGTGCGTCATTCATATGGTCGTAGCCACCGTCTTTGTCTGGCTGGCTGCTTCCTTCTTTGTAGGTCTGACGCTCAAGTCCTTCAATAGTGTATTTACACTTGGGATCAATATACAGCTGTCTAATGCCGCTACTTGAGCACAATCTTGAGTTGACTGCGTTGATTCTATCTCGCACTGGAGTGTGGTGTCTAGGTGCTTTGACCACGAACCCTGCATTAGACAGGATGGTGATGTCAGTAGCACCGCTTGCTGAGCTTTTCCTTTGGTGTCCTGCTGGATCTGGATAGACAAAGACTTTACTACGCCCGTATCTGCTTTTAATTTCAGCCACTGCTTCTTGGGTGTTAGAAGAAAACAGGCGGATTTCGTCAATGACATAAAGTTGATCTCCCTCTCTTACTGCTATGACTGCACTCATAGGATCTATGTTAAAGTCCATACCAATGTAGACCACATCTGGGATGGGTTTGTCCCAACTCTTTATATTGTGGGCACGGTCAAAGCCATAATAGATACGGTCTACATTGGTATGGA